CTTGGGTTCTGGCATCTGTTCATAGAGTCTTACCATTGCTGGTGCCATCTTCATGGTTACAGTGCCTGCCACTATAAGTAAATCAGCCTGCCTTGGAGATGATCTTGGAACCAGACCAAACCTATCAAAGTCAAACCTTGACCCCAATAAGGCAGCAAACTCAATGAAACAGCAGGCTGTCCCATACAATAAAGGCCACAATGAAGACAACCTTGCCCAGTTGTGAAGGTCATCTAGTGACGTTAGGATAATATTTTCTGACAGGTCAGTGGTAACCTGAGGACCAACAGGACCACAGGAGGCTTCCCTTAAATCACGCACTGCTCTTACTGATGGAGTGGTCATATCTCTTTTTATCTTATGTAGAAAAAAAGGGACCTTTTCAGGCCCCTGCTCCCTGATAAACAGGGGTCATAACACCACCATCAGGTGGCCCATTGTCATCATCATCAGTCTCAACCATCAGTAGCATAAAAAAGAATGGTGTGAGAAAAAAAATAATAGTTTGTGACCATTCAAAACTCATGACTCTTGACCTTGTGATTGTTCACTGGTAGCACGAGTGGCAGCAACTAAGGGCAAGAGGAGTAATACCGCTGCCACATAAAAACCCCAAGCCATCACCAGATACCAGGGATGAGTTGACCTGTTGCTGCATAAGATCCCATTGCTGCAATGACTCCAATCATTGCTGCCCAACCATTGATGCGTTCTGCTTTTTCGTTCATTGTTTTATACCTTAGAGAGTTTTTTTAAAAGTTTGATCATTAATTAGATCAGGCAAGGAAGGTTCCTGCATTGCGAAGAAGACCAAAAAAGAATACATCACCAGTGGATGCATATGAAACCAGTGCTGCAACAAAACCAAGCATTGCAACCCTGCCATTTAACTTCTCAGCCTTTTCATTATGGGTGACATACCCATAACGCTGTGCCTCTGTATCATAGTACATTCTGGGCTCTTTTGCCCACATGTTTGTCTGGCCAAATTCATTAGTTGTTACAGTCATTTACCTAATGTAATGATTCTTTACATACTATATATGTTTTCTTAACTTTTGTCAAGCTGTTCGCTTCTTAGACTGGCAACCTCCCTGATCAGATCATTGTGATCCCTGACCAGTAACATATGTTCATTCTCAAGATCCTCAACACGATATTGAAGTCTCTCTATAAGTTCATAAAGATTCCTACAACGTGCTATATTTTCCTCTCCCCTATCTGTATTGGTAAAGAACCATTTAAAAAAGTTCTTCTTTTTCTTCTTACTCTTTTTCATTAATGCTCTCCACTGCTGCAAGTGCCTTCAGTCTCACACTCTCAGGCAGGGCAACATATCCCATCCCTTCAGACATACCCTGTGCCTCTTCACTCAACATAAAGTTAAGGGCTTCCTTCACTCCAGGTTTTGATTCAGGGTAAGCAAGGATCCAGGTCAGTGAGACAATGGGATAGGATAGTTCACCAGCAGGGTTAGGGTCTGTTCCCCTCATTTTGTCATCTAGTTTAATATTAGCAAGACCATAAGCAGAGGATATTGGATTTGCTTTCAGGAAAACACCTGCCTTGTTCTGTAATGAAACCTGTTCCAATCTAGATGTCATCACATAATTATAGTTCAGATAACCAATAGAACCCTCCCTTTGAAGCATCTGCGCAGCAACACCAGAGTTTCCCTTTGCACCTATACCCACAGGCCACTGAACTGTTTTTGCTGCGCCATATTTACTCTTCCATTCAGGAGAGAATGCTGACAATGAGTTGGTGAATCCATAGGTTGTCCCAGCACCATCAGCACGATATACAACAGTGATAGGTACATTACCACAACCAAATTCTTTCCAGTTGTGTATCTTGCCCATGAAGACATCAGCAACTTGTGTCTGTGTCATCTTAACATCACACCCTGGAACATTGAATGCTGGGACTATGGCACCCCCTGTGACAGGAATATGAATCATACCACCCTCAGGTATCTTTGAGTCCTTTACAGCAGCATCTGAGGCACCAAAGTCAACTGTCTCCCTTACAAACTGTCTGACACCTGCACCACTACCTACCGCTTGATAGTTGACCTGATTACCAGTCCTGGATGAGAACCTAGCAAACCAAGACTGATAAAGTGGTGCTGGGAATGTTGCTCCTGCCCCTGAGATCTTGAAAACATCCTTCTTTTCTCCACAGGATGCAAGAATGGGTGCTAACAGGGCAGCAGCGAGAAATGCTTTTTTCATATTAGGTCTTAATGACATCACTATTTTAACATGCTTAATGGGGTTTTAACCATAAAAAAGGGACCTCTCGTCAGAGGTCCCATACAAGTGTCATGACAACTTGTTATATTATCCTACAACCTATCAGAAGCTGTACTTAAGTCCAAGCTTACCACCCAAACCAAAATCATCCTCATCATCAGCAGTCAGGAACGACAGCTCACCATAGACGCCAATGGCATCAGTTACAGGAACGCCAACACCAGCCTTACCAGAGAACTGAGTGTCAGTGTCCTCTCCATCAACTGCTACAATAGCAGGGCCAGCCTGGACATAGTAGGAAGCAGAACCTGCGGTTCCTTCGTAACCAACGTGAATGTCAGTGGTTGAACCAGAATAATCATCGCCAACCCAACCAGCATTGGTTTCTACATTTACATATGGACCTGCAACAGCAGCGCCAGCAGACAGGAACAGTGCAGCACCAGCTGCGAATACAGATTTGATCATAAGAAATTACCTCTTTTTACTTGTGGAATGGTTACCCACAGATGAAAGGAACCTCGACTTGGTTCCGTGTTAAGTATAACCCTTGCTATTTTTAAGCAAAAGGTTAAGTATTTATACTACCATAGATCTGATAATATGTCAAGTTGGTGGGGGTTTCCCACCTGATGGTTCAGCAACCCTGCCCAGATATGGGTCATAGTTCATCACCTCATCAATGGACAAACTGGCACCTGTTTGTTGCCAGTAGTTCATCTGACAATCATAGTTCCCTTTGTGAAATGCGTCAACATGCTCAGGGTGGATACTGGAACCCAGTTCAATGCGATAAAGAAGAAGAGGAACAGCATAGGAGTTGCCTGAATTATAGATAAGGTCATCTGCTACTGGTCTTGGTTTAACTCCATTATCTAGTTTGTACTTGTCACCTCTACAGTGTAGATTGATAAGTTTCTTAGCATGGTGTCTGGTGATCAGATAACAGGCAGTGGAGAACTCATTCACAAATCTTTTGTGAATCTTTGTGTAAATGTCACCTGTGCAAATGATGGCAATTTGAACCACATCCCAATCATAGGGCAACTTTGCCACGATGTCCTTCCATGTAAAGTTCCAACACTTTACAGTGTCAAAGGCACAATCATCCTCCATGATAATAGCATATGGAGCATCAGTCTCCTCATAGAACTTTTTGATTGCTTTGAGGTGTGATGTGGTACAACCCACCTCACCTGGCGACATCATGTCAGGGTATCTTCCTTTAAGGATGTGACCCAAATCATCATCCCTGCCATCATATCCAGAGATTCTTTGGTAATTATCAACCTGCCAATACTTAAACTGATCCTCCATGTATTCCCATCTCTCTGGTTGTCCATCAAGATTGATACAATAGATAGGACCCATTCCTTGAAGTTTATATGCTGCCTTGTTCTTATCCATTGATCACCTTCCACCCATGACAATAAAGGTCCTTAGTATTTAAGTGTGCATTATTTGGTCCAAACCATTTACTAGGTGCTATCACCCTCTCACCCTGTCCTAACCATGCTCCCCACCAGGAGAATGAGGAGTTAGCAATGATATGATCACTACACTGGGTCATCAGATATAGGTCATGATATGGTCCTGCTGCCTCTGAGACAAGGAATCTATCCCCATTGAATAATTGTTGTTTCATACACCACTTAGGATCATCACTAAAGATTATAACCTGCCTTTTTTTATCAATCTTACTCAATGCCCTCTCATAATATTCAAGTGGTAGGTTGTGATGATTGGCAGAGTTTATAAGAAAATCCCCCCTGCGTATGTGTAAGGCAACAGGATCCTCAAAACAGGAATCCACAATCTCCCTACACTCATCCACAATCTGTTTCTTAAATGTGAAATGCTGTCTTATCTCATCCTCACAGTGTTGAAAATATTTGTCTGTCTGAAAGAATCCATACAGTGTAAAGTTCACACTGGGATCTGTTGCAAAGGCATAACTGTTGAATTGAAATCCCTTTTCAGCAAGGACATTCTGTTCCCTCAATAGTCCAATACTATCTGGTTTGATATTAAAACAATCAAACAATTCTATCCGTAATTTGTTACCAATACCATCATCAAATACCTCATCATGATTTGGTATCATAAAAGGCACCCCCAGTTTCCTGGCGATGCCTAATGTTGCTGCATACTGAAACATTTGATTTCCAAGTTGTCCCAGTTTGCCAAGATAATTAAATGCTACAGTCATGAAAGAAGTAGATTACAAATTTCTTTTGTCTTGTTTATACCCATGAGGGATTCCTCAAGCAGGATGTCCACCTTAGAATTATAATCCACAAACACCTCATAGTCAACCTGATTCAGAAGACAGTCAATCCAACAACTGGATGGATTAGTCACATAATACTTTGAACCAAGAGAGTACAACTGTGATCTATTAATTTTATTGTGAACTAACCAGGCATTATCAACTAAAAACTTATCCTCTCTTTCAAGAATTTTTGCAAGTTTAGGATGAAGTTTACCACCATTACAGGTTGGATGCCTGACAAAGAAACAGGTTCCCTCTGACAGTTCATCAATACTATCCCAGGTCTCCTCTTTCCACTTCTCAGTATAAATTCCTGCCCACTCCCCATTGTTGGTATCAAGTTTGATATCCTGAGAGTTTGGTTTATCAAATCCATTAGTAAAGAAGAATACCTTACTCCCTTTGATAGGTGGTATCTTTGAATAGAAATGATTTGGTACACCAACATGTAGAATCTTTTGTTTTGGTGTAGTAATATTTGGATTCAGATAATCCTCTTTGACCCAGGTGATCACATGGTCAGCACTAAAAAAATATTTTGGAAGCCTGGTGAGTGCTTCCTGTGAAATACCATGCTGTATGGCAAAGGTTTTACACTTGACCTTAGTACAAAGGTTGAAATCATAATGATGATACTTGTTACTTGTACCAGATGTAACAAGCATGGAGTTGGCATCCTCTGAGTATTCTATAAGTCTCTTCTCCTCCTTTATATCAAGGGTATAAAACTTTGAATACCTATCCACATACTCATTCACCTTGTATGCCAGGGCATCATTACTAAGTTCATCAAAATTTGTGTAAAGAAGAACCTCATGCCCCTCCTCACACATATTTTTAATCATAGGAATCAAGAATCTCAGATGATTCCTAGTTGTGGTGCATAATATAACTTTCATTACTTGAATGTAATAGCAAATATAAGATCATCATATCTATTTTTAAGGTGTCTCAGGTCAACACCCCTACCCACATACCTATCACCACCAACCTCTTCCAATTTCTTATCAAGTGCTTCAAAGTCCTCAACCCTTTGCACATCCTCAATAAACAATGTGCCTCCTTCCTTAAGCATGGGGAGATAGTATTCAATACACAACTCCTGTGATTCTAAGGTGTGGGGTCCATCATCAAAGATAATATCAAAACCCTCTGGTCTTACCTTTTTAACCTCTGCTGGTGTGTCCTCATCATAGGCATCACAGTTTGCATACATGAATCTCTTATTGTCCATGATCTCCCAGCATTTTGGATTCATGGTCTCCTGAATGTCAAGTAGGAGGAGTCTTGATTTGGTGAGATAATCATGCCATAGGATAGCAGAACAACCATAGTTTGTACCCAGTTCTAAGACTGAGACATCCTTATCCTTATACTTCTCAAGGTTCTCAACATAGAAGTCACAATAACCATGCTCAGTATCCTTGTCAGTTCCCCAACCACCAAGATGTCTTCCCTGACTATCATACCTACCATTGAATCCATTCATGTTATACTTTTCAATGATTTCTACTAATTGATTTTTCATAATTCTAAGTTGGATACTTTGCTCTTGGTAAATATGCCCTATTGGGCAAATGCTTTGGATCAATACTAATATATTTCTTGTTGCCATTGAGCACAAAGTAATTATAACACAAGACAGATTCTAATTGCGTCTTGATGTCTGCTCCTTTGCACCTGTTTTCATACTCTTTTGAGGATAGATTCTCATCCTGATAAACCCTACTGAATACATCCTCCTTTCCAATCTCACACCAGGTCTTCATTGCCAATGGATCACCAAAGACAACAATATCACTCAGGATCTTATTGAATACACCATTGTCAAGGGTAACAGAGAAGTCATAATCCATACCAAATAGTGTATTGTCCTCAATAAACTTCTCATAGTAGTTTAGATCCAACTGTGATACCCAGGCATCATATCTTGATTTGATAATCAGATCATATGTCTCTGGATTCTCAATCAGTTTGTATGATTTATAAATGTTTCTGACCTGTCCATAGTAGCTCCTAAGGGTGGATTGTTCATTTTCAGCGCATCCCATCTTGGCAGATTTACTTTTCACAAATCCAGGTGATGATCTAATCAGATGACAATACTTACTGGCAAAGTTACTAATCTCCTCATCAACAGTCTCATAATTTTCAATGTTAATACTCTTATAGTCAAGGTATCTCTCAAAGAACAACCAATCAATCCTTGGTGAGTTTACGTATCCTTTTTTATCAGCAGGTTCCTTATGTGGTGCCCCTAAAACATCATATGTATTTGAATAGAGGTCAATCTCATGACATAAATTTAATTTTTTAAATTTAAAAATCTCCTCTAAATATTTTGCATCCCTCACAAAACCAGGGAGAAGATAAGCTACCCTCATAGAATGCTCCTCAATACATTCTCAATCATTATACCTAAACCCTGTTCCCTTTCTACACTTGACATACACATATCCTTTTCAAGATGATCAGACACTGTATTTACTGACAATGCTTTCTTGTTAAATCTGTTAGCAATACTATAAAGAACATGGGTCTCCATATCTACTGCCAGGATACCAATATCCCTTAATGGTTTATACCAATCAAGATTGGGTTGATAAAAGTAATCATTGGATACCATCTGACCAACATAGGCAAGAGGATCTACACTCATATATTTTTCCAACATATAATAATCACAACAGGGTGATAATCTAAAACCAGGAGCAAGGTTATCTGTCATGGAATTGTCAGTGGCAGAACTCATAGCCACCACGATATCACCAACAACAACATGGGGTGAAATACCACCACAACTCCCTACTCTGATGATCTTTTTGACATTATACTCTTTGAATAGTTCATGAGCATATATTCCAAGACTTGCCTGACCCATTCCACTTGCCTGAACTGATACAGGTTTGCCCATGTATGTTCCACTAAACCCCATACAATTTCGTATGGTGTTTACAGTTTTAACATTATCTAAAAACTTACCAGCAATCCACACTGCTCTCAGTGGATCACCAGGCATGAGAACTATGGGATTGTACTCTCCCTTCTTTGCTTCAATGTGAGGTGTTGGCATTAGTTATAATTTGATAAACTTGTTTCCAGTTTTTTACACGAGGTCCATCCCAATCTTGATTGTATGGATGATCTATTAAGACACTTCTGAGACCAACTCTTTGTCCTGCCTGAGCATGGTTTACAGAATCCTCAATCCAATAATAATCCTTTCCATCATATCTGTCAAGAAGATATTGTTCTTTTCCAACGCTGAAATCTAAAGCACAATCAATAAAATCAAATACATCTCCAAATAGATGAACAAGATTATTGCGCCTTAGTCTCTGAGCATACTTATCTTTATCAAGACAACTGATAACCTCAAATCTCCATCCCTCCCTGTTGAGTCTGGTCACATACTCAACAGAATCCCTGAAAGCAGGGATGAATCCAACACAACCAGATTGGTTGAATTCCCTGGTAAGGTAGATTGCTAAGTGCTGAGTGATTCCATATCTTATTGATTGATCATAATACTTGTCAGTATCCTCTTGTCTCTTATAACATTTTTCTGCCATCCAGACATCAAAGGCATATGCCCAATCAAGTAGCACACCATCACAATCAACAATTATTTTCTTTTCCATTTAAGAATTTGTAGATTTGATCCCAGGTTCCAAGGTCAACATAGTCATCAACCTCAATTGCCTTAGATTTATATATTGGTGTCTCTTTAATTTCTCCAACAATGAGTCTATGATTCAATGTTGATTTCTCCATAAACTCAATACAATTATCAAAGACACGCTTCCTAAAAGCAAAGGCTGTCCAGAAAGCATTAAACCTTTCTAGTTCTTCTTGAGGTTTATCTTCATACTCTTCAACCAAATTATCTTGATCAATCCAGAGAGCACCTTTAGTTTTTAACATCTCATCATCATCCATCTCCCTTTTATAGAAGAATGTGAATCCAGTCTCATTCAAACTATCACCCACAAGACTCACAATGTCCTGAGATGATTTAAGTTTTAGGAAGGTATCAGGTAGAAGCACAAGATTCTTCTCACCAAACAGATGCTTGGCACTCTTAATTGATCCTGTATATTCAGTCTCTGCTGGATTGAAGAATGTGAATGAGATGTTGTATCTAGACTTGTATCTACTCAAATACTTGATTAATTCAGTCTTATTCTCATTCAATGTCACAACAAATTGAACATCCCTTCTACCATAGTTCTGAAATAGATCAAAACTATAATCAATCAGTGATTTATTCTTTTCAATAGAGTGAATCTCTTTTGGATAGGGAAGGGATAATCTGGTTCCCTCACCAGCACATGGAAGTATAACAGTTAGTTCAGACATTTTCTAGTGCAAAGGTGCCATTGCCAAATTCTAGCATGGAATACTGGGAGTACGCAAGGGTGTTCAACCATTGTTTTTTATAGGGATCAGGAGGATAGAAGGGACTTTCAATTAATCTAAAATCTGAAAATGAGACAGGTGCTGCTGGTGAATTATCATCAGTGAATGTAGGAATGCCCTCCAAATGAGCAGTAATGGCAGTGCAGGATGAGTGTGTCACCAATGCCCAACAATCCTTGAGATCCTCCTCTAATGTGGTCCTGGTTGATGGTGACATAACAGAATTGATTGCTGGTTTATCCCTGATGACAATCTCCCTGTCTGTGTATTCCCTAAGGGTTTGTAGGGTATTAGTTCTCCAATTCTTCTGATCATACAGGGCTAGGACATGCTTTGATGGGGGGCATACAAGAATCTTAGATCCAGTCCTCTTATACTCCTTACCATATCCATTAAAGTGATCATAAAAATACTTTCTCCATCTTGAATCATCAATAGCAAGGGGACTCTGATGAATTTGGTTTTGAACATGACAATTCTTTGATACCCTGAACCACTCACACCTAAAGGGATTCTTGTTTCCAGTATCCTGTGCATATCCTCTCCAAAAATATGCATGATCAATGTGGTAATAATCTAAATTATTCTCTCTCCTATACTTAATAAAATCATGTGTCAGACTACTGGTGGTCATATCACATAGGATAGGCACAGTGTCATCAAATTTAGAGTAAGATTCAGGTGATAGTTTTGAATTATCAATTACTTTGAATCCATAGTGATCACAGATATTAGCAATCACATCATTAAATCCACCCCTCTTCCTAGTGCTTTGAATACCAATACTAGACATAAGCAACCATGTTGCCACCCTCAGCAACTTTAAATTTATAATCCAATCCCAGACTCCTAATCAGATCAGTGGTTGGTTGTTGATCCTTTTGCTTGACCTCATAGAACATAACTGGTTTATATTCCGTGATAGTTTGCATGCCACCCTGAATAATTTGAAACTCACTGCCCTCAGTGTCAATCTTAATGAAGGATACATCAGTAAAGTTATATGAGTCCAGGGTCTTGACAGCCACATCCTTGATTACATATGGATTTCTACTCTCATTCTCCCAAAATCCACCCTTCTTAAACCTACTGATACTGGCATGACCAGGGATATCCTTACCATTAGGAAGGATAAGGTCAGTGGTGGTCTCAGTATCACTCAGGGCAACATTGTACTTCTCAACATCCTCAGAGAGTTGTTCAAAGGTATATGGATTTGGTTCAAAACAAACCACACGCTCAAAATCCTTTACAAGGGCAGTGGATGTGTCACCATCAAGGGCACCAATATCAATGTAGGTATTAAATTTTTGAATGTGTGGATAGGCATGTCTCCTAATCCTTGCAAGTTCAACACTCATCTTAGTAACTCTGGACTTCTTTTCATGCCCTTTCTACCACCCTTTCTGTGGTCAACATAGGGACTCAAGATGGGACACCTTGCCATGACATGTCTGTGAAATTCATGATCATTGATGGCATCACCACCACCATGAAACTTTGCTGTTGCCTCAGGGAACATCTCCATTACCCTGTCAAATATGTAGGAGTCATTCTGTTGCTTGTAATCAAATATCTTACCAGTATCATATACCTCCTGAAACTTATCAAAGAATTTTTGAACCACCTTACTCTTACAATTATAGGTTACAAATCCAGTCTCAGTATAATAACTTGGTCTGGGATAGTATGAAAAATCCCTATCACCAATAAAGTTATCATACCATTCCAATGGAATTTGTTTCAGGAAGACACAATCAGCATCAATAAAGAACTGTCTATTCCCTAAATGTCTACCACCACATTGGGCATACACCTTATATGCAAATCTAACAGCATCCATGATGTAATTATCCACATCACCCCTCTGATACTTCTTGACAAAAGCAGCAATGGGTGTCTCCCTAAAAATATTAAGGTATTTAATTTTTGGATGCTGGGGATAGAGCAAGATATTATCCTCCTCCACATAACAATACAATGGGGGATACTGATGGGTATCAAGATATGACTGGATTAGGTCCTTGGCATACTCATCATAGAGTTTCTTATTGAATGTGGTTAAAAAATAATTACTCATGTTTCATTAAACAATAATCTACTTCTGCCTGAATTATGTTGTCCTTATTATCATCCCCATTAATCTTTGATGACAATTGTTCTGAGTGAACCCTATTAGTTATAAGGTCATCCATCAGATAGAATGGTTGACCATGATTCTTATCAAGATGATAATACATCTCAACATCCATCATCATTCTAACATTCTCATCAAATCTTTCCACCACCTTATCATTCTTAAATGCCAACACTGATGGAGAACTGATTGAGTTTACACCCCTGATAATATCATCATTCCAACCTGGCATCATGGTCCAATAGAAATCATTACCATCAGTCTGTGTGTGATTACATCCACACACTAACCAATCCTTATCACTCTCCATCAGGGATGTGTATATCTTTTCAAGTGCCTCATCATCATAGAAGAAGTCATCCTGAAATAATACCTTTACCACCTCTCCATTGCAATGATTGATGGCATTGTTGGCATTAAAGGAGATACTTCCCCTCTTCTCCCTGTTTCTGACATATTTGATATTTACACCATTCCTCTCATAAAACTTGACAACATTCTTTACCTCATTACCCTCACAATGATCAGATACAATGATCTCCCAATCAGTAAGGGTTTGGATCTGCACTGTACGCACAAGATCATCCAGGAACTCAGCACCCCTTCCGTGTGCTTCCCATGTGGGAACTGCTATTGAAACTTTCATCACATAGTTCTCATTTGAATTTGCTTTTCAATCCATTTATATGTTGTTGTAATGCCCTCTTCAAGGGTCATTGAGTAATCCCATCCAAGTTTCTCCCTGATAAGATCATTATTAGAATTACGTCCTCTAACACCAAGGGGTCCATCAATGTAAATTTTGGTGACTTGCTTACCAGAAACCTTGGCAACAGTGTCAACCAGTTGATTAATTGAGACCATCTCCTCAGAACCAATATTGACTGGTCCCATGAAGTCACTATCCATCAATCTTCTGGTTGCTTCAATGCATTCAGTAACATACAGGAAGGAACGAGTTTGTGTGCCATCTCCCCACACTTCAATCGCTCCACCCTCCTTTGGAAGATGGGCGACCTTACGACAGATTGCAGCTGGACTCTTCTCTCTTCCTCCCTCCCAGGTGCCCTCAGGTCCAAAAATATTGTGATACCTAGCAATGCGAACAGGGATAGCATGATTCCTGTTGTAAGTAAGGTATAGACGTTCAGAGAATAGTTTCTCCCATCCATACTCTGAATCTGGTGCTGCTGGATATGCTGATTCTTCACGACAATCAGGATTATTGGGGTCAAGTTGGTTATACTCAGGGTACATACAGGCAGAACTAGAATAGAAGATCTTGGTACAATTCTTACCCTTCTCTTCATTCATTTTGCGCACACCCTCCAGCACATTCAGATTAATAGAAACTGAATTGTACATGATGTCTGCATCATTTTCACCTGTAAATACAAAACCAGCACCACCCATATCAGCAGCAAACTGATAGATCTCATCAAATTGCTGAATGTATTTGTAAGGAACAGAATTATAGAAGTTACCCCTATCCCCCTTATATTCCAAACATCTTTCTACAAATCTTGTATCTGTCAGATCTCCCACCACAAATTCATTAGCCTGATGGTCACTAAATTCAGGTAGTTTTACATCAACACCCCTAACCCAGTATCCATCTTCACGTAGTCTTTTAACCATGTGACTACCAATGAATCCACCAGCACCAAGAACAAGTGCCTTTTTTACATATTGAACCATGATAAATTAAATCCTATGCAACTATTATATCAAGCAGAGTATTTTTTGACAAGTGCATCAAAATTGGGTTCCATTGCCCTTACAATCTTCCTAAGCAGTGCATCCTCACCACCCTCTGCTGGTGCTGCTGCGTGCTGATGATTCTTGAGTTCTGCTACTACTTTCTCCAATGCTTGGAGTCTTGCTTCCACCTCAACATCATACTTGGACATTGCTGCCCCAGTTGCAGATCTAGCTGCTGATCCTCTTGCTGGCATTTTTATAAATTAGACTACCCCTATTTAGATACACAAAAAAAGGCAGGGGTCACCTGCCTTATTGATCAGTGGTATTGAGGTTCATTCTTGACTTAATTAAATCAATCCTTGCCCTCAAGTATTCTTCAGACTCCCTTTGATAAATGCCATAAGCAATATTCATGAGAGTCTGAACTGTCCTCCATCCACCATATTTTTTTTGTGATCTTACCTTCATGTATTGATTATGAAGTAAGAGTTTAGCATCAGATACTGTCATCCACTCATGAATAAGAGTAAGATTGATGGCATCTTCTTCCATTTACCTGGCAGATACTTTGTCCTTTATATAGCAAGGAACACCATCAGGATCTAACCACTTGGTGTATTCAAAATCCTCCATGGCAAGAAGAAACTGCATTTGATTATCACAAAGATACATGTCTTTGTATTTACCAGTCCAGGAATCTACTTTCTGAATTCTGTAATCAGGCATGCCATTGAGTTCAATGATGCCCTTCTCCACATAACGATATGGGAATTGTTCAAGAATAACTTTCATGCTAAAGTATTGAGGTCAGAAGCAAGATAATCAAGAAGAATGTCATAGTCATCCAGGGGATCACCTGAAAAAACCACCCCACTGTTTTCATAAAACTTACGAACTTTTTTGTAAAGTTTTGGATTCTTTACATCCAAGAAAAAGTCACCTTTAACAGCACTCTGCAGAGTGTTGATGTCCTTTTTAAACTTTGTAGAGATTGTCATTGCTCTGATTGATTACCTTGATATTCTATAGCAATTGACCCAAGGGGTCAATGGGGACAGCAATAAAACTGTCCAATGCTGGTTACAGGAGTCGAACCTGTTTTTATCCTGTTATGAGCAGGGTGCTATTACCAAATGGCTAAACCAGCAAGTAGGACTGCTGGGAATTGAACCCAGTTTACACCGTTATAAGCAGTGAGCATTAACCAATATGCGACAGTCCCTCAGGATGCCTCGTTGTTCTGTTCTTTGTAGAGAATATCCATTTCTATATCCATGGGAGTTAACACTGCCTTTGCTCCTTTTTTATTCACTATACCTATGGTCTCCCCCTTCTCAACCCTTTCAATGAGTTGCTCCCAGTTCTTCTGCCAATGTTCCACAGAATAAAATTTCATATCTAAGATATATATGGGTTAAATGAATGTTTGTAATTTGTGCAAAATTACTTTGTATGGCTCTATTATATCACCCTCATCCAATCTAAACAAATCCTTATCATATCTCTCCATGTTACTCTTGCCCCACAATCTCATTGAGTCAGGTGATATCTCATCAGCAAGTAGAAGTTCACCATGAGCATCAATGCCAAACTCAATCTTGAAGTCAATAACATCAAAACCAATTATGTTGAACATATTAATGAGATAATCATTGATCAGCTTTGCTTGTTCAACAATGGGAACATAGTCATATCCCATCAACTTAACCCTATCCCTAGTGAGTAAGGGGTCATGCTTGTTATCATCTTTAAGAAAGAATTCTACAATAGCAGGTAGGATTGGTTGTCCCTCCTTAAGGGTTGTAGATTTTAAGATAGACCCTGCTGCCCTGTTTCTTACAATAACCTCCAATGGAATTATGTTCACCTTTTTACATAACATCCTGTTAGGACCAACCTGTGTGATATAGTGATTTCTGATACCAAGATCTGCTAACTTTTCAAAGATAATGGATGAGATTTGACAACAGAGGGAACCCTTACCAGCAGGATAATCCTCCTTCTCACCATTTCCAGCAGTAACTTTATCATGGAAATGAATCAATACCTCCTCTGCATTATCAGTATTGAATACTGTTTTGACCTTACCCTCAACAACAAGCATTAGCGTACCTCAAAGTCTAGTCTTTTAACCTTTCTTTTTCTCCTCTCTTCCTGATAGATGAGTTCCTCTCTTGAGAAGTGACTGCCAATCTTTTCCTCTACACGATTGCATACCATAACGACCTTATCTAGGTCATTAGCACCTACTTTATTATCCACAACTGCCATCTGATTTGGGCAACCACAGAATTGAACCTTTCCAGTGCTAGTGAGTTCTTTGTTACATTCTTTGCATCTAACTATAATCATTGTTCTGAAAAATAGATGGGAGATACTGGATTTGAACCAGTGACACCCTGCGTGTAAAGCAGACATTCTACCACTGAACTAATCTCCCTTGTTTGCATGCTCCTGTTTTAACCAACAAGGTTTACACATTGAACCAACCCATATATGTAGTTCCTCATTCCAATAACCTAATGTAGGACACTTATTGGCAGGAGTCATCTGACTACATACACAACACTCTGTCTCCCACATCTTCCATACCTTATTCCTGTCCAGCATTCTTCTCTTCTTTTTTGGTTTTAAAGTAGAGTTTATAATACCTCCTCTTCATCTCTGCAATCACCTCCATATCATCACCAAATCCCATATATTTAAGATGTTGATAGGTGCCTTCCATCTCACTAATAAGACAGAGAATATTTATAGCACTTTGAGGTCTACCTCCAAAATCATAGTGAGACATTGGTGGTGGATTGCCTGTTGATGATACTAGAGATTCACTCATAAGTATGTAGAATGGGTAACCAAGAGGTGTTTAGTTAGGGGTTTCCCTAATCTATTCCTCTTGGTTGTTTTGGGTGGGTAGAGGGATTTACTTTTCACCCCCAACAAGATGGTCTCACTAGTAAGATAGTGATCTTGTTCTTTTCAGTCCTCTTGGTTAGAGTTCTGTGTCATCCACAGCGGGCACCACCCCTGACTTACTTCACCATTACAGAGTGCATGACCACATCTGTTATTCTGGCATACCCTAAGGAGAATGATCAGTTCTCCAACAGGCCATCCAGGACTCGAACCTGGGATATCCGCTTAGAAGGCGGAGGTTATTTCCACTTAACTAATGGCCCAAAGGGTGGTCTCTCAACCACCCCCTAACTATAAGACATTGACCAGTCCCTGTCAAGGAGAGTCAATTTAAGGACTGGTCAGGTAGTATGCCTCACAATATTTTACAATACCTGCTGTGTGCATATTACCTTGTGAAACCCAGTCATTAGCACATTCATAGATTGCTTTTGTGCTGTATTTGGGTAGGGTTCCTTCCATTTGTCCACCAAACTTAGAAAGGAGAACCTTCAATGCCTGTTCCCTCACCCTCATCTTTTGATCACTGTATCTCCAGTCATCTATGGACATTTTCTGAACCCCCAATGAAGTTTTCTGACCCCCCTATATTACCAGCATCAAACCAAGCATCAGTGGTATGTTTACCACCCTCTGTGGCCATATCATACATTACCTGATGTATATTTTCAGGTTCTTTTGTACCATAAAACTTGTGTGCCTCCTCCTTGAATGCCTCAAACTCAAGTTTGTACTTCATGTTAGTGTCAGAGATTACAGCATCCCCAAACCAGGGATCATTATTCAACGCTTGTGGTGCAGGGACACCAGTGTAATCAAGTTCAGAACATGGAATTGTCTCATCATCTTCAAGACACTCTACCCTCCATGATCCACCAACACCACCATCCATATTAACAATGATATCCTGCTTGAAGATGTTTGCTTTCTTTTGGAGGAGGGTGGTTTGTGTTTCAAAAAATTGTTTGATCTTCTTAATCATGAGAGGATTAATCTTGCTTTATATTCATGTGAATAAATCTCCCTGTTACCCTTAATTCCCCATCCTAACCAGTAATATGCAGGAGCCATATATTGAGAGATGGAGAATCCATGTCCTTCAAACTCAGGGAGGTATCTTTGAAAGATTGGTTCATTAATCATGTATCTGGTTTGACACTCAAGTTCACTAGGATCACAACCATACTTCTCAGCAAAGAGTCCTAGTCCATTGTATCTACCTATTGAGGTCCACTGAATAATCCCATAACCACCACTATGGCAATTGAAGTAAGAAACTCTGCTCCCTCCCTCGCATATGTTGGGAATAAACTTGCTCTCCTGTTTAATATTGCCCATAATTGCAGCAAGGGCATTAGGATCACTAATCTTTGTTTTTTCTTGGAGTTGTTCCAGGACATGTTGTTCGTTAGGATTGCAACTTGGACACTTCCAAGTTTCTACATAAGGTTCTACAACAACCTCTATTGGTTCTACATACCTCTGTTCTTCTATGGATTGAGGCAGACCTGCCAGTAGTGTAATGAATTCAAGAATCATGGGGGAAATAATCTTTGCGGTAATAACGGCCAAGGATGTTGCTATTATAAAAGGCAGGCGTCCCATCTGTCAAGCGCTCAACTAGGACATTATTTAGGAAAAGCTGCCTTGTTTCTTCATAGTTGACTTTACCAGGGGTCAGATGTAAGGAGAGGATAGTTCTACTAAAGGAACTACATCCAAATTTTTTAACATCTTGCTTAAGCTCTGGACAACTTCCATAGTAGTTGCGCCAGTTACTCTCAGACGTAACTCTTGTCCTTCGTTTATTTTTAGTAGTATTTCTAGGCTTTCGTTTTTGCCAAAAATACTTTCTCCCAATGTATTGTCGTTGGTTCTGGAGATTGGTAATGTTATAAACAAACCCATAGTAGTCCCCAACATCGCTCCCACTAAAGCAGGTGCCCATATATTTCCAGGGATTTTCATAATCAGACTCCTGGTTCTCTTCCACATAATTTTTTCAATTCAGTTTTATATATGTTGCTTTTTGTATCCAGGGGAGTGAGAGGTTCTATGGCCTCCATCTCCCACCAGATAGCCTCAAAGTTTGAATCCTGAGAAGGTGTCTTTCTTGACATCCTGCTTGATTCCTCCAACGACATAACTCTCTACCTCTGTCTCTTGTGGTGCTACCTGAAGACCCTTGGAGGAGATCCAATGTTGGGTCCAAGGTAGTGGATTAGCATTTGCTGCTACATCATACATGGGTTTCATACCAAGCGCCTTAAGTCTACGATTAGCAGTCCACTCAACATACTTCTTTAGAAGGGCATCATTTAGACCAATCATACTACCATCCTTAAACAGGTAGTCTGCCCATGCCCTTTCCTCATTGACTGCCCTATCAAACATGGCATAGACATTCTCCTCTTCTTCCTTGGCAATTTCTTTCATCATGGGATCATCACCCTGCTGCCATTTCTTCAAAATATTTTGTGTGATGGCAAGGTGTTGGTTCTCGTCTCTTGCAATAAGGGAGATAATCTTTGCTGATCCCTCCATAAGCTTAAGTTCACCAAAGGCAAAACTACAAGCAAAAGAAACATAAAACCTGATACCTTCCAGTATGTTGACATTGGCAACTGCCCTGTAAAGTTTTCTCTTAACCTCTTTGAGCTCAGTCACACCCATATAGTGTCCTTCATTATTCATCTCCCACATGGTGCTAGTTCCATATAGCTGGGCAGCATTAATGAACTCATCATAGGCACCAGTCACGCTAGCAGCACGCTCAAGGATGCGATCATCATACAGGATCTTATCAAAGACCTCTGCTGGATCAGCATAAACATTCTTGATGATATATGTGTATGACCTACTATGGATCATTTCCATAAATCCCCAAACCTCCATACAGGATTCAAGCTCAGGTAGTGAACAGTATGGAATGAAAGCCATACCAGGACCACGACCTTGTACGCTATCCAGTAGGATCTGGTATTTAAGGTTTGATGTATAAATGTGCTTTTGTTCTGGACGAAGCGTCTGATAGTCACCACGATCTTTTTGTAATGAAACTTCCTCAGGTCTCCAAAAATACCCCAACTGTTGAGTTGTTAGTTTCTCAAAGACAGGATACTTATAGGAGTCATATCTTTGAACACCAAGTGGTTGTCCAAAGAACATTGGTTGCTTTTTGTAATCATGGGGAGTGCTGTTGAAGACAGTCATTCCCTTGATTTTTCTATCCTCTTCTGTTGTACTGTTCATGCTGACCTTAAACTGCACAGGATTCACACTCCCCCTCCTCTACTTGCTCTAATTCGTTTAGTAGACTATTTAGATTTGTTGTGTTGTCCTCCTCAAGCTCATCACTCTTCATATCATGAGTATTCTGATAGTAAGAGGTCTTCCAACCATATTTGTAGGTGGTTAGCAGATCATTTGCCATCTGGGATACAGGCACCTCATTATCTGGGTAGTCCTCTGGATTATAGGACCAATTGCCTGAGATTGCTTGGTCAAAAAACTTTTGCATCACGGAAACGATGTTAATATAACCCTCATTGCCACCCATTTCCCACAGCAGGGTGTAGCTATTTTTCAGGGTTGTATAAGATGGCACAATCTGTTTAAGAGGCCCCTTCTTGGATTTCTTGATTGACAAGAAGTCTCTGGGTGGTTCAATTCCATTGGTGGCATTTGAGACAACACTGCTGCTCTCTGATGGCATCTGTGCTGAGAGTGTTGAGTGTCTAAGACCATACTCTGAGATAGAATTACGTAAGCCATCCCAATCATGTTGCAACTCCTGAGATGTAATCTCATCAACATCCTTCTTATATGTATCAATTGGTAGGATACCATCAGAATATTTTGTTCTACCAAAGTATTCACAATGTCCCTTTTCTTGTGCCAATTGGTTTGAGGACTTCAACAGGTAATACTGGAAGGACTCTGACAGACCATGAACAGCATCCCATGCCTCCTGAGAACCATAAGAATATCCAAGTTTAGCAAGATAATGTGCTAGTCCAATAAATCCAATTCCAAGGGATCTACGTGCCTTTGTAGCAACCTCAGCAGCAGTAACAGGATACTCCTGGTAGTCAATCAGTTCTTCTAAACCCCTTACTGCCAGGTCACAAAGATCTTCCAGTTCATCATCATGCCTCACCTTACCAACATTGATAGCAGACAGGATGCAAAGGGCAATCTCACCAGTATGATCATCAATATGTTGTAGGGGATAGGTAGGAAGTGTAATCTCCTGACATAGATTACTCATCTCAACCTTGTCCTTAAAGGATGAGTGTGTGTTACAATGATCAATGTTCATCAGATAAAGACGACCTGTCTCTGCCCTTTCCTTTAGTAGATTAAGAAAGAGTTCCTGAGCTCCCACAGTTTTTCTTGGTACAGATTTATCTGCCTCGTAACTTGTATAAAGCTTATCGAACTTATCAGTACCAAAAGCATCAAAAAGCCCAGGCACATCATGAGGACTGAATAGGGATATGTCTCCATTCTGGATGAATCTCTCATAGAAGATCTTTGAGAGTTGAATTGAATAGTCAAGTTTCCTTACCCTGTTATCTTCTGTTCCTTTATTATTCTTCAGGACAATAATATCTTCTATCTCCTGGTGCCAAATGGGGAAGTGAACTGTTGCTGATCCACCCCTGATTCCATTTTGCGTGCAGCATCGTACAGTTGATTCAAATTTCTTAAGGAAAGGAACAACACCAGTGTGTTGAACTTCTCCACCTCTGATTTTACTGTTGATACCACGGATTCTCCCTGCATTGATACCAATCCCAGCCCTCTGTGCAACATAACGACCAATGGCCATATCAGAACTAAAAATGCTATCCAGGGTGTCATCAACATCAACGAGAACACAACTCGCAAATTGACGCAAGGGCGTCCTAACTCCCGCCATGATTGGTGTTGGAATGTTGAGTTTGTGTTTACTGATTGCGTCATAGTACCTCTTAACGTATGACATTCTAGTTGCTTTAGGATAGTCCCTGAAAATAGTCAAGGCAATCATCATATACATGAACTGGGGGGTCTCAAACACCTCACCAGAACTTCTATCCTGCACTAGATATTTATCCACAACCTGTCTAAGACCAGCATATGTGAACAGGAAATCCCTATCATGATCAATGAATGTGTCTGCTTTCTGAATCTCCTCTTTAGAATACTTTACAAATATATCCTTGTCATATAGATCATTATATGCTTTTTCTGTAATATGATCAATCAATGAGGGTAAGGTTCTCATTCTGCCATACATCTGCTTTCTAATAGCAAACAGGAGAAGTCTAGCTGCAACAAACTGATAGTTAGGATGTTCCAAATCAATTAGATCAGAAGCGCTCTTAATGAGAATTTCTTGAATCTCTCCAGTGGTAATACCATCATAAAATTGGATACCAGAAGTCATCTCCACTTGACTAGCAGAGACCCCTGAAAGACCCTTAGTTGCCTCTTCAACCATCAAGTGCATCTTATCTAGGTCAAGAGGTTCAACTCTACCATCTCTTTTTTTTACCTTAGTGCCATTACTCATATTTTTTTCCAGGTGTTGAATTTAAGTTTTGCTTGTAGACCTGTATATGTGTTTGATTCTACTACTTTTTGAACATTATGTCCAGCAAGAATCATATCATTTAGGTCTTTTTCATTAATATTAGAAGGCCAGATAACTACCTTCTCTCCTCTTTCAATAACATCACTGATCCTTCTTGTAATCTCTCTACTACGGGGTTCGTTATCAAATACCCAGCAGCAATCGCTAATACCCCAATCACGCTGAACAAGATCAGCTCCACACATAGCAATCGCATTAGAAAGGAACGTTGAGTCAAACGGTCCTTCAGTGATGTAGACAGTAGACTCTGAGTTAATATTGTCAAGTCCATAAATTTTGGGGGCATCTTCATCTAACATTATGGTTAAGTATTTAATAGGGTTAGAAGATAGTGCTCTTCCCTGAATCCCTATAAGTTGTTCATCCCTAATAAGAGGGATAACTATTCTTGGTTCACCAAATCTAGTGTCCTCAAATGTATTTGGTTTGATTGTGTTTACATACTCCTGGAAGTTCTCAGCATAATAAAACTTACCATTAAAGATTGCTCTTGATTCAAGGTATCCCCTTGATTTTTCCACAGAATATGCTGATGGTAAGTCAATCATAGATTTTTTAAAAACAGGTTTTTTAGATAATCTCTTGAAGATATCCTCAGGTTTTTCTGCTTGAAAATTCTTTCCAGCGTGTCCTTCCTTAAACTTCTCAAAGACATAGTGCTTATGACTCTGAGGGTCAATCTGCTTTAAGAAGTTATTAAAGGACATATTGACACCACAATTATGACACTTGTAGTTGGTGTTATTCTTTATCCTATAAAGATAACCTCGTGCCTTATTCTTATTCTTCTGTGAGTCACCACATATGGGACACCTTAGATTATAAAGATGTGGTTTTACCTTTTTAAACTTCTGGAATCTTGATGATATCAGATTGATATATTTAATATCAATGAAATCCATTCAACTAACTACCAGCACCTCTCTGTATTGTAGGTGGTTCTGGTGCTGGTGTCAAGATCTTACTGACAATACCATTGTTGTTAAAGACAAAAGTAAGAACAGCAAGACCACCCACTGCCATCCACACCCTCTTTTCTAATCCACGTAGTCTCTGCAACACACTGTCATGATCTGAGTCCATTTTATCACGGAGTTTGTCAATCTTTGCAAAGAGTACAGTGTCAATCTCTTCTTGTTTACTAATTCGTTCTTCATGGACAGCAAGCATTCTGCTAACTGTTGTATTTACCTCAGATAATTTTTCTATTGCAGCATCAATCCTGAGGACAATTGGTTTTAAATCCTCAATCTTCTGCTCTAAGACTGCCAATTTAACTTGATTTTCTTCCATCTGTAGGACTCCAAGTTTTTCTCAGTCCCTTCTGATAAATATATCTCTTCTTCCTTCTTACTGGTGGATCATCACCTGCCTCAACAGATCCAGCAATATTTCCACCACTAATATTGTTGGCTGGCATACCAACTGCATCTTCTTTAAGAGATCTTACAATATCAATAATTCTATCAATTCTTTGCATTTGTAATCCTCTTGAGTTCTTTAAGACAGTTCTCATCAATATCTATTTCATGAATGTATGAATGTGGATAATCAGGTAATCTATTCAAAAAACATATAAAAGTTTTGATTACATCCCAGTAATCCCTCTCTATCTTATAGAATAACATGGGTGTCGCTGCTTCACCAAAAAGATTATACAAAATTATAAAGTGATTGATAAGCAAATGAGACCTTAGATCCCCATTGTTACGATATCTCTTAAGTAATCTTTTGATGTACTTAAAGTGATTTAAATCCTTTTCAAAATCCTCTCTGGTTACAGCATGGGGATTTTCATAATGTTTAATAGCAAAGATGAGAAAGTTTTTCTCATTCAATTCAGTAAATCTCATGACCTATTATGAAGGCAGTACGGCACCACTTGCTTGTGTGTTGGTGCTGATACCGGACATTGCTACCAATACTTCACTCTTAACTCTCAGGTTGCCATGTGCATCCATATAAGTTTGGATACCAACCCAACCAGCATGAGCAGGTTCGTATTGTGATCCTGATCTTGCCTCCAGAATAGCCTCATTCACACCATATACCTTAGAGGTATAATCTCTCTCAGCGTTAGAGGACGTGGGAGCAAACTCAGGATCAACAACATTGGATGTAGGTCTATCACCAACGATGAAACCGCCAGCAGCAGCCTGATGAATATTAGTTGCCTGCTCAGTAGAGGTGGTCGTAATAGTAAGGTTGCTAT